GTAATCACCCACGCGAATCGCTGCCACACGGTTGAGAGGTTCGTCGCCCCGATCAAGACGCTGGTAGCAGGAGCCGTCCCCACCCACCCGAGATACAAGAAGGGAGTAGACGCCGTCAACATCCTCGCCCAGCACGACACGACGTACGTGGTGTACGGCGAGAACGGCAGGTTGCCGACGCCCGCAACGGGACGGATACCTTTCGCATCGTTCCCGCCCGTCCATTCGATCTTGTAGCTCATCGTGCCGGAATGCGATGTGGCGGCCGTTTGGCCGAACGCCGTCACCTCGCCTGCCCCGTCGTACTTCGTCCACTCCGCAGCGGTACCCGTTTCCATCCCACTATTGACGCAGCGATTTACACCGTCTTGTAAAATTACACGGAGTGGGGTATTAAGATCAAATCCAGACAAGGCATTTACATGACCAGGAGAATAGCAGCCTTGTAGTTTATTTATACGAGCTCCATTATAGAGGGTCATTACAAGTGTACCTGGTCTAGCACAATTTTCATCTGGACCACTACCGTCTATTCCCCAATCAAGTGTTAATCCTCGTAATTGTAATGCATCTTGTGTAATATCCGTCCATATGGATCCCGCAAGATTAGCTTCAACATTAGTGGTGAAAATACTCATTGCTATCTCGTCAGGAGTACTGCGTCACGTACTGCACGACGAATAAGTAATGCTTGATTAGACTGTGCCAAACGTAGAGCTCTCAGTTCCGCTATGATTGCATCAGAGCCGCGTCCTGGTGTTGGTGTCTGTACAGTTAATGTTTTACCTGGGGTGAACAGCGTGGGTCTCGTACCAGAATCATATCCGACACCGCCTCCATCATTATTTGGTCGAATCCCCTGGGGCTTTCCTCCGTCATCTTCCTCAAAATGATATGGAATCTTAATCGAGGGTATTCTCGCATTACCAATACCCACAATAGCAGGAACAACGCCCGTTTTTATAGTTTCTATCAACTCCCCAAGTTTTTTCATTAATTCATCAAACATCTTAGAAAGATCAGCGGCAAACGTCAATTTAGACAAGTCTTCGAGTTTTTTGCCATTTTCATCAGTCAATAGCCCTGCATCAATCATAGCCTGTAAAATCGGCTTTAAGGCAGAGGGCAGTTCTAAACCGTACTGCATTGCTTGAGTGACGAGTGCCTGAACCTGAACTCCCATGCCCTTGACTTCAGGATTCATAGATGATAAGATAACATTGATATCTGCTCCGGCAGCTAATAAAATTTTCCAATCTTTTACAATCTGCGTAGCAGCCTCGTTAATACTGAGTTGCATTACCTTCGGACCAAGAGCGTCAAGTGATAATCCGTATCTTTCTGCCGCAGCCGTAATATCGGCCAATGATGGCATAGTATCGTTAGCAAGACCTAACATGGCTTTCACTGCTTCATCTGTTAATGTGCCTAATTCAATCATCTTTTTTATTATAGGTTCCATTGCCGCAGGAATCTTTGTTCCTGCTCTTATAGAATCAACAATATACTGACTTACTGCATCACTCATTCCTCTTACAACTTTTTCCACCTTCACGCCAGCACCCACCAACGAATTAAACTCCTCGACAAGATCTCCTCCGACTTTAATGGCAAAGAACTGCTGAATATCGCCCCCCATATCTACCCACGTGAAACCGTATTTCTGCAATGTAGATTGCAGATTGGCCATTTTCTTTTCAAACTCGTCTACCAACTTGCTGAAGTGTTCCAGTCCCGCAACAGTCGTATCGCCCCATGCTCCCGCAAGACTGACACCTAACACCTTGCCAATCATGTCCACATTAGCGAGAGATCCATACGTCGTAATCAACCCTGCACGTAACTGTGCAAGTGTCTTGTCCGCTTCCTTATTTGCCTCACGCGCCGCCTTGCCCGCAGAGTTCCAACCAGATACTAATCCCGCAATAGCACCACCGACTGCGCCAATCGCTGTGCCGATACCGGGGAGAAACATCGAACCAATGGCCGCGCCTGAGGCCATCCCCGTCATAAGGCCACGCACAGCACTTGATGCTCGGTCCGTTCCCGTCACGAATAGATTAGTTATTTCAGCAGCCGCGCTAAGTCCGACTACCCACTTTTGAGATGTACTAATTATAGGAATATTCTCAGGTTCGGTGCCACCAGGAGTCCATTTTGGATTCGGTTTCGTTTTTGTATTACCAATAATTTTCCAGGCTTCTAAAGCAATTTGTGCAACATCTCCGAATTTTTTGCTAAGTTTGTCTAAAGAAGATACAACAACATCAATCATTGCATCAAATAATTTAGCTTCTCTTATAGACCATAAAGCTTGATTTTTTTCTGCTGCTAAAGCCTTAATCTTATTAGTCTCAATAACGCCTTTCTCCACACTTATAACACCTCGTGCAACTTCATCATTAACTATATCAATCATTTTATTAGCATGTTTTCTATTGTCTGCTTCAGCCTGTGTATATTGAGCCTCTACAGCATGTCGTTTTGACAGACCAGCCATCAAAGCAGTATCAAAAATAACTGCAGAATATCCTTCCCAAAGAGATGTAATATCTGCTACAGTTTTTTCTTCAAATTCAAAAAGTTTTGCATTTAATACTTCGGCTGCATTTAATCGTGCTTCGTTAATTACCGCTATACGAGCAGCACCCTCGGTAGTTATTTGAATAAGATGTTTCCAATAATTTTCTGCAGATATAGAAAGGTTATTTAATTTATTTAATTCTCTTACCTCCCATGCAGTAACAGCCGCTTCTTTTGCTCTAAAAGTATCTCCAGTAGCCTTTATCTCGAGCGCAGCCGTATTAGCAATCGATACAGCAACCCAATTCTGACTCGTAATAGTATCTTTTGCAAACTTTTCTGCTGCTATTGCTGCCTCATCAAATTCGTGCTTTAATACTTGAAGATTTTTAGCGGCTATATCAGTCACTAAAGCAACATCACCTACAACAGCTCCGGCTTTTAGGACTGTTTTTGCCCAAACATCATTATCTAATGATCGTATATCTTTCCAATTTATTCCTGCTTTTTCTAGAGCTGCATTGATTCGTGCATAGGCTTCATTTATTTTTTCTAATTTTTCAGTCTCTTTAGCAAACACTTTCGTTGCTGTAGTTGCCGTCCCCAATTGTTTCAGATAAATACCGATTATTTCTGCATCTAATCCCTTTGCAAGACTTACACCTGTACTATCTAATATAGCGCCTAACTGAGTAAAAATTTGTTTAGCGTTTAATGAGTCTGCTTTTCCAGCCTCAATAGCAGCACGTTGAGCCTCAGTTAGTGCCCTAACTCGATCAAGAAGTTGTAATTTTGCGACTGCCTGTCCCATTGATCCTTGAGTATTCAATTCTGCTATACGCGTCTCTTCTGCAATTGCCTCTTTATTTTTTACGTGAGCATCATAACTAGCACTTAATATCCTGTGTAAAGATTCTTCTTTAGCCCTTGCAGCGTCAAAAGCCGCAGTTGATTTATCAACCTCAATATTAAAAAGTTGATACGATACTTTCATTGACTCTAAAATGCGCCGATTAAAAGCTCCTTTTGTTAAATCAATACCAAAGTCATCTATTCCTGTTGATATAGTTTTATATATATGATCTCTATTCTCTATTGCAATTCTCTGTTCTTTCTGTAATCTCGCTAAGTCAACCACAATAGCATCATACTGTAATCGTAATCCATACATTTTAGCTTCATTTGTTCTATCAATAGCCGCCTTCAAATCTTTATAAGCAACAACTTGACCTCCAATAGACCCAACAGTTTCTGGAGCAATTTTAATTAAAGATTGTGCAATATCATACAAACTACGATGTTTTCCTACTGTAGGATCTAATTCAGCCTGAAGTTTCCTTAAAGATGCAATATGACTTGTATGTGTTTCAATAGCCTTATCAATTGCTTGTGTAGTTCTGTCACTTTCTTTTGACCAATATACCAGAGCTCCAACAAGAGCAATAATAGCCGCGGTACCGAGAACCCATGGATTCGTTAAAAATGCAAAAATCGTAGCTCCGAGTGTCCTAATAGGAGTTTGTGCTATTACTGCAACTAATCCCCAAGATTCAAAAGCTCGTCGTATATTACCTAATGCCATAACAAATTGACCGATTAATAATATAGCCGGACCTAATACAGCAATAAAACCTAAAAATATCAAAATCATATACTGAACACTACCATGTAATTCATTAAATATCCCAACAACGCCTTCTACCGCAGGCATCAAACTTTTTAGGATATCTAATAAATTCTTAAATATTGGTAAAAGAGATGTAGATAACGAAATCCATAATTTTTCAACAGATACCTTCATCTGATCCCACTGCCACTGCCATGTTTTATGAAGTTCAGCCGTTCCAATAGCTAATTCATTTTGTCCATTATTGAAATCCTTTAACATATCTATGACCATACCGCCGTTGGTCTTATATACGAAAAGAGCTTCAGTTAAAGCACGAATATTGGGGAAAATCTTACCTACAGCTGACACACCTTCATCACCCGCTCGTGTCACCTTTTCCATTAAATCAACCATTGCGGTAGTAAATCCCTTATCTTTCATCTCTTGACGAAAATTGGCCATCGAAATAGACGTATCTCCAAGAGCTCTTGATAACTGAACAAATCCTTTTTCTGTTTTTACACTGTCTGTTAAAATATTATTCAGCATCGCACGCATACCAGTAGCGGCTACTGCTGAATCAACACCAGCATGAGTAAATGTTGCAATACCGGCAGCAACATCTTGGAAAGATACACCTAATGCTGCGGCAATAGGATTTACACGCGCAATAGCGGGTGTCAAATCCTGAATTTCCATATTACCTAATTGAACAGCTTTAATCAGAATACTAGCTGCTTCAGCGGCCTGTAAATTTTGAGCTCTATATGCAAATACCGCACCAGTAACGGCTAATGTCGTATCGTGCATATTACCCATACCTAATGCCGTCATTTCGGATGTAACGCGCAATGTTTCCATTGCGTCTACTGTTTCCATCCCAGTCGACATCAGTACATATAAACCTTTAGCCAGTTCAGATGGACCTATGGCAGACGCTTCTGCAAGTGCCAAAACTGGTTTAGTCATTTCATCTACTTGGGCTCTGGTTGCTCCTGCCAGAGTCACTACTCGTGTCATCTGTGTTTCAAATTCACTCCCTACTTTTAATGTTTCTCTAACTACAAGACCTAATGCGGCTGTCAACCCTAAAGCAAGAACACCGGCCTCACTTAATCCTCGACCTAATAAAGTCATCTGATACGAAGTCATTTTAGTCGTATCAGTCAACTGTCTCATCTGAGCTTCTGTCAGACGAAGATGAACACCGATACCCGCAAGTTCAGATGACGCCACACCAAAGCGCGTACCTAATGTACGCGCCTGATTTGACGTCATCTCCGTAGCCTGATCTAATGATCTTAATGCCGTAATACTCTGTTGAACAGCAGGAGACAATTGATCCTCAAGGCGGATAATTGCCAAAAGTTGTGCAACATTAATCATGATTTTGTAACGCTAATTTTCGTGCAATTTCTTTTTTTGCCAATCTTACAGTGATCTCACTAACCAAATCTATAACTTTATTTTTCGGACGTTTATCCAAAGTTGTAGAGTCGTAAATATCTTTCGCTTTTGCGTATGCCCTCAAATCCATAATCTTAAAAAGTAAATATCCAACATCATTATCTATAGCTTCTAGAGCTTCAGCCGGAAGACAATGAAACTCTTCACAAACCTTAGAAATAATCCACTCATCCGATGCTTCCCCAGTTCCATTAAGATACTGATGGAAGCATTCTAGACGTTTTTTGTTTCTTCTCTAGAATCTGGACGACTAAATTCAAAAATTTCCTGTGCAAGAAATTTAGCTGTAGGTTCATCTAACTCATCTAAACCATTTAGTCCAACTTCAGCAGTTGGTTTTACAGGATATGACCAAGAAACAACGCCAAAACGAAGCAATACATCACGATCATAATTTGTAACGTCTGCTTCTTGTGCATCTTGAATTTTCTTAATCTTTTCTGTATCAGCATCACGTAATGCCTTCAGAAGTTCCCCGCCCATCTCTTTCATAAACCCGACACCTTCACTCTGTCGAACCCTTGCAGCTTGCTTCAACTGAGTATGGCTAAGTTTACGAATCAGTGCAGTCTCAGGTTCTCCAGGAATTGCTACCGTCTTTGTAATATTAGTAACTAAAGCCACAATAAACTCCTAAATCAAAACTGTCTAAAACTTCCCTTAAACAGCGTACCCGCCGGGTATACGCTACCACTATAGGCAAGGTCAAAACCCTGTGTAGGGCAAGCTAGGGGCGTCAAATGGCTTCCTACCACAACCCTTGCGCCCCTAGCCATACCCTTATAACTACGACCAAACACCAGCAGACTTCTGACGCACAACCGCAGTATACTCGGTTAACCCGTCCTTTTTCAAACCGAGTTCAGCCTTTACAAGATGCACTGTAATTGTAAAGGTCATACCAGTTGCACAAAGAATCGTAAGGATACGACCTACACTGGCAGAGGCCTTATCCTGTGCCCAAGTCGCCGCTGAGAAGAAAACAACTTTTGGTCCAACCAACGCCGTATCATCAAAAAATCCATTTATTGTAATATCAGCTGTCTTATCAATTCCAACTGGCGTATGCTGTTCTGATGTAGTTCCAAATGGATTAGTTGCCTGCGTGATATTTTCTAAACCAATACCCCCGATAGTATTCACGTAAGGTGTAATAACTCGTGCAGATCCTCCTGGTGCATCTGCAATGGTGATCGTGACTTCCTGTGGTCCATGTTTTGCCATTTCGCTCTCCTTTACTAAGTTTACCTAGTTCCGGCAAAATCCCATAAATACTGTGACGCTGCCGGAACCGGTCACGTCACCAAAACTAGCCAAATAACGGTCAACAGTACCTACAACAGCTATTCGTGCTTTTGTCGGAAGATAAGTTACACCAAGATCAGCAAATGAAACCAATGCTGCATAAGCAGAATCGTTGGCACTGTGCATAATTCTATTTAGACAAACAGTAAATCCACTATAAGCCGTTACCTGAAGGTACCCAACACCTCCAGCATTAGAATTTTCTCGAACAAAAGAACCAAGTGTTCCAGCCACTGAGACGTTTACTGGAACAGAAAAAGTCGTTGGAGAAATAACAGTAGCCACACGTGATCCATTCAACGTTGGCGTACTATTGGATCCACTAAAGAAAACTAAATCAGTACTTGTTAATCCATGTGGAATAGGATTACCATTAAATGTTTTCATTGTTACAATAGTAGGATTTGCCATAGAATTCGAGGCAATTTCCATAACTCTATTCTGAGGATCAATAGTAAAATCTAATGGAGAATCAGGCGCACCAGCACCACCAGTCTTAGTATCCCAATCTGCAGTATAGGCTGTTAAATGCTGAACAATAATTCCTTCTTCAACATTACCAGATATTAAGTACGTAACATTAGCTCTCACTAATCCGTCACGAGAGTCCAATAGTTCGAATTTAGAATCGATAGCCCCCTGAAATCCCATAAAATGACGACCAATAATATTATCTTCAATAGCTGCGCAGACAATTCGAGAGATGCCTTGAGATGAACCCACAGCCCCATGGATAGGATCAGTAACAGCATCAAAGAAGCCATTTCCAACAGAAAGAACTCCTTTTTCTAAATTCAAAGGAGTATGCTCTTCAGATGTTGCATTAAAAGCATTTGTTTGTTGTGTAATAGACTCTTTCCCCATCGTGACAGCTTCAGATAAAGAAGGGGCAAGATTATATCCGTCAACAAGAAAGACATTAAATTGAGTTCCTGCGTATTTTGCCATTAGACACCTTCCTCTTCAACCAACGATTCAGTTGGTAATTCAATTTCAGGAATTAACGTTGGTACAGATGCAAAAGTGTCAATTATCCAACCGCGTGCAACATAAATTGCTAAAGAAGAAGCATCCATATCGGAACAATCGCCCCCTTCTTTCACAATTTTATGCTTCATTAGAGCATTTGCTTCAACAGATAATTTCGACCACCCACCAGCATCCTGTATCAATTTCCAACTTGCTGGATCGGCAGGGTAAACAAATTCTTGCCCTTTTGCAACTATGTAACGGATGGACATAAAAGCTCCTTAAACTCGTAGCCACAAAAACAGATAAAATAGGGTGTACCAAATCCACTAGATGGAATACGACGCTCAGGTCCTGATCCGCACTGTGGACAAGACGTATGTAAATCTTTTTGTGCAGGTTTTCCGTCTGGCCCTAAAATTACTGTGGATATCATGACGGTACTTTCGTAATATAAAAATTACATCCAATATAATATCTACTATTTACATCCATTGGTGCTATAGAAAAAGGAGATTGTTGAGGATAAACTGTCAAATACTCTGTTGATACTCCTGAACCAAGTGCTCCAGGTATAATAGCTGCAAGTGCTCTCCAAGCAATTTCTGCTTTAGTACGTGGACCTGAATAATCAAACGGCTCACCACGAAAAATCAATTGTACAGAAGGTCTTTCATAACCAACACCTGTAACTCCAAAACGCCCGTCAGGAGCTAGTCCTCCATACTCTCGAAGGACTCCAATTGCGTGTGGAGTTGCAGGCATACTACCAATCACAATAGTTCCTAATCCACTAATAGAATCTAACTTTGACTTAATTTCTGGTAGAACACTCATAAAGTTCGCCAAATTTGTAGCATTTTATACGCTATATCTTTTTCAAAATAGGCTTCACTTTCTAAAATTGCACTTTCAAGAAATTTTGCTTGTCCAGGAGATTGATGTTGTGCCCCCAAATTTTCGTGAACATACACAGCATAAGGAGCGTCTTCTCCTCCAAAACTCAAGGCTACCGAAATTATCTTATCACGAATAATAGGAGTATCAACTCGTCCAGAATCCTGTAATTTCCCGGTAGCATAGGGAGTACGTGCCTTTGCTACGTCCATTATTTTTTCAGCAACGGCAACCAGAGCATCCGATCCACCTTCAGAACTAAATCGTCCCATTTTTTCTAAGCTAGCAATTAGTTCAATTAGACCTGTGACCATCCTAATGTCACCTCATGCAAATACGGTAATTTTGTTTTTGGATCTATCATTCCTTTTACATCTAGAATCGGTCCAGTACTCCCATTAGGAAGAATAACTTTATCACGTGGATCAATAGGTTCATTTCTACCAAGCGCACCATTAGCTGTTAATGGAGATAAAATTGTAAGACTAGCCTTTGGAAAAGTTTCTTGTCCAACTCCGAAACGACGATTATGCTGTTTTTCTTCTACAAGAGCTAATAATCTTATTGGAGTAGCATACTTTGGTTTACCTTCGTCATCAGATCCTATCCAAGCATAAAAAAGTATCTCAGTTTGTAAGTCTTTTGTAACTGAATTGGCTATTGCCACGCCTTTACGAATAGTATTAGCAAGACCCATTATATGTATTCTTCCACATCAATAGATACATCCACTACACCGTTTATAGCTAAATTCCAAAGAACAAGCGTTCCTCCTGGTGGAATATATAAACCGTGTTCAAATATCCATAAAATTTGAGAAGTAATTACGTTAGGAAAAGAAACACGTCTAAAAAATTCTGAAGGACTTGTAGGAGCAGTTGTCGTCCAAGCAAGTGCTGTTTTAGTTAAGAATACATTTGCATTCGCCGATAACATATCAAGTACAGCCACAGGTGTAGTAGGCCCAACTCCTTTTGCGGCTGGACGTCCTAATCCATACGTACTTGCAGTCGCGGCTGCGAGTGTTATTTGCATCTGCATCAAACGACATCCAGTAGGATTATCTGCAATCATTTCAAATGCAGGAGTTCCAGTTCCCGCCGCCGTTGTGCGTCGTGCAATAGATCCGTGGCGCATATTTAAGCCCTCATTAATTCACGTGTGCCAGAATTTTGATCTACAATAGAATCTATCCAAGATGGTACTAATAAATTCAATATATTATCGGGGATAATTCCGGAACTAGATTCAGACTCTTTAAAGACTAACGAAACTGGACCAGCTTTTAGAGATGAAATTCCCTGGGCTTCAACATCAGATTCAGCAGTACGATCTGTGTAATAAAGTAATCGTGCAAGTTCAAATTGAGCTATTTTTAATTCAGTTGGTACAGTACTATCTGGTATAGAAGCCCAATAATTCCGTTGAACCATTCCTACTCTAGGCCAAGGCAAAGATTGAGTCGCAGAAGTTGTATAACCAGTCCACACAATTAGGGCTGTCATCTGTTGAGCAGCCATAATCAGTGCAGGATTCTTTATTTCCTCGACATAACTCCCGCCTGTAAATAATTTACTTGCAGTTATGGGAATAGATGCTGCTCCTGTTCCACTATAGGAAGCAGAAATACCAGTAAGCGCGTGAATAATAGCAGATACTAAAATCGCAGTATTTTTGGTAGGATCTAAGACACCGGCAACAGCTGTCGTTCCAAGTGTAAGAGTAAGGACGGTACCAACGAGTGTGACGGATAAAGCGGCGTTTGCGCCTACCGCCGCAGCCGCGGATACCGTATACGCATTTCCTTCTGTTCCAACTGCATCAACTGCAATCGTTACAGTACCATTAGTACCTGATCCAAGAACAGCCGTAGCCGAAACACTTGACGGCCAAGGAGCATCAGGATGTAATTGAGTATCGTGATAAAGGTCAGCTTCCGCACGAGTGCCAAAAGAATTGGCATTCACTGCGCCTGGAGTTGCAACAATGACGGGAATAGCCATAATAAACTCCTGAGGCGGGCGAACCCGCCATCAGTCATTTATCCTTGAACCGCCATGTAGTGCAAGAACACATCCAAGTTTGTCAGTACAGTCATAGCCGTTCCTGCGGTTTTGACTGTAACAGGCGTATTAACATCCAAAGGTGTAAACGACGCACCATCTGCTAAAATGGATGTATTAGCCGCCATAGTTCTGACAAGAGCGCTTCGTGTAAGAGCTGCCACAAGAGGTACAAATAGCAATACAGCAGATCCTGCACGAGTACCGGCAATATCTGCCGAATCAGCAGTAGTAGCAGCGCCACCAACTGCAATCATTCTCATGTCAAGAATCTGCCACTTCACTCCCGGACGTGCAGGTAGCAAAGTGAATCCGGCGTTTAACTGAACAAGTGTGACGCGAGTGCGTTGACACTTAATCACACCAAATTCCACGAACAATCCAGAAATTGTTCGAGACTTAAGAGCCCCTGTGCCGATTGGATACAGTTTTGAATCAGCCATGATGTCCTCCTAGCTTTGATCTGCTATATAGGACAGAATGACATCAATACTGACTGAACCAGTAATAGCACTGCCAGCATTCTGTTTGGTCACACTTATTGACGTATTAGTATCATGTGCTGTGAAGGACGCACCATCTGCTAAGATAACGGCATTTGATACACCTGCGCGAGTTAAAACACTTTGACCTAATGCAGCAACAGCAATTACCAAAGGACGAGAAGCAGATCCTGCCTTTGTGCCAAGAAGATCAACTGACGTACCTCCACCAGCCGCACCGCCAACAGAAATCATGGCAGCATCAGTGATACGCCACTTAACGCCGGGAAGAGCTGGAAGTAATACAAATCCAGCATTAACTTGTGCAACTAGAACACGAAATCGTTGAGTTTTTAGAACGCCAAACTCAACAAAAGTATTCCCAATCTGACGAGACTTAGAAGCGCCCGTTCCAATGGGATATAGACGGGAATCAGCCATGATTTTCTCCTTGTTTTGGAGAGTGGGGCATTGCACCCCACTCTCCAGTCAGAATCCTGACAACGCAAAAACGAACTAACCAGCGAGCCAGCTAGCGAGCTGCGGACGAATTACAGCTCCACCGTAGAGGGCGTCGAATGCCCACTGAACCTGACGATGCTGACGCGAAACTTCTAACCGCAGACTAAGACCAGATACTTCGTCGATGGCTACAGCAGTCATCGTTGCACCAGGAACCTGGATTGTGTCAATCAGAGGAGCCATCGCAAATGCCAGACAATTCTTCTGGATAAGAATATTCTGGGCCATAACCAACGACGGACCCTGAATAGAAACA